CGAACAGTTAATCACCTGGACTCCTACTACTAAGGGTAAGACAGACTTAGTAATGGCGCTCTGGTTCTGCGAGATCCGAGCACGTGAGATGCTCAACTACGGTCAGTACAACTCACACCATCTAAAGAATCCGTTTCTTACATCAGCTGAGAAACGAAAGCGTGTAGTGGTCAACATTGACCAGTTACTAGCAGACCAGCACAAAACGTTTATCTAAGGAGACACAATGCCTAATATGAAAAAGCCTGCAGACAAGAAGACAACAAAGTCTAAGACTCTTACAGGACCTGCAGCAGTTGAGGCGCTACAAAAGCGCGTATCACCATCTGGTGTAAAGAAGGCTGAAGAAGCTGCAAAGAAGGCCATTGCTAAGAAGTACCCAGGATTAACTAAAAAGTCTAAGTAAGGAACCCCAGTGTTAACACCAAAAGAAGTCAATGCTAAGTTAGGTCGCTTGCAGACCAAATACGCTGCACGCGATCAGCGTATGCGTGATGTGCTTTCGGTGCGTCAAGGAGATCTATCTAAGGTCTATCCTTCGATGTTCTCCGATGAATACCCAAAGCCACTCGTGGCTAACTTCATCGACGTTGCAGCACGAGATCTAGCAGAAGCAATGGCACCACTGCCATCATTTAACTGCCAAGCTACAAATATGGTTTCAGATTCTGCACGCAAGATGGCAGATATGCGTACACGCATTGCAAACTTTTACGTTTCAGTTGCTGAGATGCAACTACAAATGTATCAAGGTGCAGACTGGTACAACACCTACGGAATGATGGTAGGTATGGTGGAGATGGACTACGACTCCAACAACCCACGTATGCGCCTACTTAATCCTTGGGGTTGCTACCCAGAGGTAGACCGCTTTGGTCGCGTAGTTTCTATGACACAGGTTCTTAACACTGATGCTGAAACATTAGTTGCTAAGTACCCAGAGTTTGCCGACGCAATCTTGAAGAAGAATAACTACCAAGTAGGTAGCCCATCTATTACGATGGTGCGTTACCACGATGCCGAGCAAGACTTAATCTACTTGCCAGAGCGTCAGAATTTAACTTTAGTACGTACACCAAACCCAATCGGTAAGTGTTTAGTACGTGTAGCACAGCGACCTTCTCTTGACGGCGAAGCACGTGGTCAGTATGACGATGTCTTGGCAGTCCAACTCGCTCGTGCTCGCTTTGCAATCCTTCAGATTCAGGCTGCAGAAAAATCTATTCAAGCACCTATTGCTATCCCACAGGATGTGCAAGAACTTGCTCTTGGTCCAGACTCAATTATGCGTTCATCTCAGCCACAGAACATCCGTCGTGTAGGCTTAGACCTACCACCAGGAGTCTTTACAGAGTCAGGAGTGCTAGAACGTGAACTACGGCTTGGCGCTCGTTACCCTGAAACCAGATCCGGAAATACCAGTGCAAGTGTTATTACTGGTCGTGGCGTTCAAGAGTTGCAAGCTGGTTTTGATACTCAAATCAAATCAGCACAATCGCAATTTGCTAGAATGTTCGCTGATCTTATTGGACTCTGCTTCGAGGTAGATGAAAAACTATTCAGCAATGTACAAAAGACAATTCGTGGTTCTGAAGATGGAACACCGTATGTACTCAAGTACACACCTGGTCGTGACATTAAGGGCGAGTATGGCGTAGATGTTCGTTACGGCATTATGTCTGGTATGGATCCATCACGTGCAATCATTGCATTGCTACAGATGCGTTCCGACAAGTTGGTATCACGCGACTACGTTCGTCGTGAAATCCCAATGGACTTGAATGTCTCGCAGGAGGAACAACGTGTTGATATTGAAGAAATGCGTGATGCTCTTCGTGTCTCAGTGGCACAGTACGCACAAGCTATCCCAGCGCTTGCGGCGCAAGGACAAGACCCTTCCCTTATCGTCTCGCGTATTGCAGAAGTTATTAAGGGTCGTCAAAAGGGTATGGCACTAGAGACAATCGTAGAAAAAGCATTTGCACCAGAACCACCACCAGAGGCACCAATGATGCCAGGTGGATCCGAACTTCCAGCAGCAGGTGCGGCCCCCGCTCCTGCCTCGCAGCAACCTCCACAAGAACAAGCTGGTACGGCCCCTGCTGCTGGTCAAAAACCCGATATAGCACAACTACTCGCCGGACTAACCGGCGGTGCAGCATAACCGAAGGAGGTGCAAATATGAATAAGGGATCACAGGCTAAGGCTCCAATGCAAAAGCCAACTGAAGGCAAGAAGGATACTTCAAAGCCTAAGGGCGGTAAGGTTGACTTCGGTTATGCCGGAACAGCTCGCAAAGGCAAGAAGGCTTAATTACTACTGAAAGGTGTACAGGGTGTTGAACGATAACGATAGGATTCCACGCCCTGTACGCCGGACAGACTTTGCAGTAATTATTATTGGGTTTTTCTACAACCTAACACAATGCGTAGAAACACTGATGTCGGAAGTTTATGAACTTTCGATTTACCACGCTAATCAGAAAACCAAAGTCAATAAGGCTTGGGAAGATATGGCACAAGATTTAGAAACGTTAGAGGAGGACAAATGACAACTGCACCAATGAACCCACTTGCAGGTGCGTCAGGTCCAGGAAAGTACGCTGTACGCAGCGACAAACTAACTATGGGTTCTACAGGTTATGGCGAAGGCGTTGAGACAGCTGCAATTCAGTCTGGTGCTCCGCTTGCTAATACACCTGATGTCCGTCCAGCACGTGGCGGAGATGTACGTGAGGCAGCTACACAAGCGCCCGTAACAGGATTGTTTGAACCAACACAGCGTCCTAACGAACCAATCACTGCAGGTGTTGCAATGGGTGCAGGTCCAGGACCAGAAGCGCTAATGATGCGTCAGCAAATGACAGAGAAGTATTCCGATACATTGGCAAAGTTATTGCCATACGATGAATCAGGTGAGATTACGATTCTGTATCAGGATATGCTTGCGCGAGGTATGTAGTGTCGGAGAAGAATCTTAAGATTGCTGCGGCCCAAGCAGGGCTAAGCCCGACAGATAAAGACAGAATCGACTCACTATCAAAGTCTTTAACTGCTCATAAGAACTTACTTGATATGCCAGTAGCTGAAGCACGTACAAAGTTTCAGACTTTGCCAGCAGATCAACAACAAGCACTAACGCAGACCTTTGGCACGGAAGCACCAGATAAAAAACGTGGTCCATTAGGTACCGCTTGGCACTACACAGGTGGTGCTGTAGTCGGCGCACTGACTGAAGTATCTGACTTTATGACTCGTCTTGGTCGTACAGCACTGATTGCTAACGAGCAGGTCCCATTGGGTAGCGCTGAATACTACCTACCTAAGAATTGGTCTGTTATCTCTGAGGCTTGGAAGAAGTCTAACGATAACGGCGAGCTTGTCTACAACGAGCCACGTATCAACAATGCCATCAAGAAGTATGGCAACAACTATGTCGGTTTAGCACAAAAGGTTTCTACAGGTACTTCGCTTTCAGATATCATTGCAACTGGAACTGAAGAAGAAAAGCAGATTGCACGTCTTGCTGCTAAGGGCGAAGACCCACTATGGCAAGATGCGTATGACGCAGTCGTTGCTGCTAAATACTCACCAGGTCGCGCACTTGCTAACGCACTTTTACCTGAGTCACTAGAGGGTACAGGTTTTCTATACAAGGGTATTTCAGGAACTGCAGATGCTGCATTCCGTATCTTTGCAGATCCAACCATTGCACTTGGCAAGGCTAAGAAGGCCTACGATGCTGCTAACTATGCAATCATTAAGATTGCTGGAGATCCAAAGAAGTTAGATGCAGCTTTTAACAACCCAAAGGTTGTCAACTTTTTTAACTCATACGGCTCTGAACTAGATAATCTAGCCAAAGCACGCAAGTCAAAGAACATTGTTGCTGCTGAACAAGCATCAACTACATTGCGTCGCATAGCTCCTGAGTTTGGTCCTGCTGCTATTGACGAGTTCGTCAAGGCTGGCGTTACTAATGCAGATACTGCAAAGGCATACTTCCAGAACAGCGTAGATGTACAAGGCATCCTTAAGGGACAAGCCGCACGCGATACACCACTTATCCCGCGTTTGACTGCAGGTCGCCAGCTACGAATTAAGGCGCTTACTACAGGCAACAAGGTTCTTAACATTGACAATGTAGGGCAGAAGTTAGTACAGGCTATGTACGGAACTGCTCCACAGTTTGAAGATATCCTAACTGGTATTACCACTCGTTCAGAAGAAATTGCTGGACTTGAGAAGCAAGTAGGACGCATCAAGGGTCCAGATGGTGCAGTACGTTTTACTGAGAACCAGATTCAAGGACGCATTGACCGCTTTGCTCGTAAGTTTACAAAGGTTCCTAACCCAACATCTAAGGTGTTTGATGTTATGGGATCTAATGCAGTAGATGAAATCTACCGCACTGCACGTTTAACCAACTCTCGCTATCACAGCAAGATTATTGCTGAGGCATTTGCTGCAGGCGATGAAGGTCAGCGTATGCAGATTACTAAGGGACTTTGGAACACAATCTTTACTACACGTGGTGTAAAGAAGGGTGACCCAGGAAGATCCTTTATGGAGGAGTTTGCAGGTAGAGGCTTAGAAAAGCGCTACGCTGCAGATATCGTTGTATCAGGTGAACGCCTTGGCAATCCAGCAGAGTTTGCTGGTGAGCAACTAGCGCTGTTCCCATACCAACTTTCTACAGCAATGGTTATCCCATCTGTTGTTGACCTAGATAGATTAACTGCACGTCAAGGCATAGTATCCAGACTTGTTGGAGTTTCACACAACAAGTGGGTAGATAAGATTACATCTGGTTGGTCGTTCTTGACTCTTGCCGGTCCACGCTTTGCTATTCGTAACTCTATCGAAGACGATATGTTCTACCTTGCACGTGGTCGCAATCCTTGGGATTTAGTCAAGGGTAAGATTTGGTCTACAGGAGTTCGTGTCGGTAAGGGTGCAAACATCCTTGGCGCAGATGGTGCTCCAAAGACTGCATTGGAAAAACTAAAGGACATAGCATTTCTTAATGTTGAATCCGGTGAAGTCGGAGTAATCAACAAGTTTGTCCTAGCAGATGAACTAGAAGAGTTTGCTGCCAAAGTTGCTAAAGCAAGCAATGAAGACGAAGTCCGTGGCGTTATGGCTGAGGCAGTCTTGCGTCGCAAGCTAGGCTACAAGTTAGATCCACAATCAGCTGAGATTATTGCAGACATTGCTAAGTACGGTAACTTAGATGACCTTCTTTCAGAAGTTGCAGAAGGTGCTAAGAATGGCGTACGTGGCGGTGGACGCTACCAGAACGTTGCAGATGATGTGTCTCGCTTTGGCAAGATGGACGCAATCGTTATCGATGACAAAGCATACAAGCGCTCTATGGGTGATATCCCATTTACAAACTTTAACCCTGTTGCAAACGAGCAGGCAAAGGTTAGCTGGCTATTTCAGATTGGTGTAATGACCAATGATGAACTTGGACGCATTGCTGTTAAGTACCTCGATAATGAGGACAAGGCAATCAATGAGATGTTTAAGTATCTCAAGTCACTGCCACAGCGTGACCGCGATCGATTCCAGTTGTACTTCAAGGGTGCAGATGAGTACACACACGCACAGCGTGCGTTCCTTGCTGTAAACACTTTGTTCTCTAAGGCTGATGGTAAACTCAATGAGGAGCTTTGGAGCAAGGTAGTAAAGACAGATGCTGACGGTTACGTACGTGTAACTGCTAGAGATCTACGTCTTGCTGACCTGCCAACAGATCCTAGAATGGCACCAACATATATTTCAGGCCCAACATTAGTACCAGTATCTGCATCAGATAACTTTGCCGCTTCAATGTGGGACAAAGGCTGGGATGCTATGGGAGAAGCCAACGCACGTTGGACTCGTGAGCCTATTGTTCTTAACGAAGTAATCCGTTACCGCAAGCAGTTAGATGAATCTGGCTACAGCCAGAAGGTTATCGACCAACTTACTGCTGGTAAGACAGATGAAGCCTACGAAAAGGCTTACAGAACTGCAAAGCAACAGATCAATTCATTGGCTGAGGACTTGGCCAAGGACAGCGCTCTTGCTTATGTAGATAATCCTGCAGTGCGTAGCCAACTTGCTATGACAGGTCGTAACTTTGCACGTTTCTATCGTGCAACTGAGGACTTTTATCGCCGTTTTTATCGTACAGTTAAGTACAACCCAGAGGCAATTACTCGTGCATCACTAACATACGACGGAATTGCACACTCAGGCTTTGTACAGACAGACGATACCGGTGAAGATTACTTCTTCTACCCAGGAACTACAGCGATGTACCAAGCAATGGGTAAGACAATGCAGTTCTTCGGACAAGAAGATGGCATTAAGGCTCCAATGCCTATCGAATTCAGCGCTAAGTTGAAGATGATTACACCATCTACCAACCCAGACTCGCTGTTCCCTACATTTGCAGGTCCATTATCTGCAGTGTCACTGAAGGCAATCTTCAATGTGGTACCAGCTTTGGATAAGTTTGAAAGAGTCTTGCTTGGTCAGTACTCAGAAGACCAACCAATGGTCGAAGCACTTTTCCCTGCACACATCAACCGTCTATTTGCGCTAACAGATCGCAATGAACGTGTAAGTCAGTACGCATCAGCTGCACGTAAGGCTGCTGCATACCTAGAGGCTACAGGCCACGGGCTAACACCTAAGATTGATCCAGTAACTGGTCAGGAAATTCCACTTACCGTAGGTGAGTTGGAAGATTACAAGGACAAGTTATCTGCATCTACAATTACAGCCTTAACACTGCGCTTTGCACTTGGCTTCTTTGTACCAGCATCACCACAAACAACCCTTAAGAGCGACATCGCTGTCTGGGCGCGTGAGAATGGTGAGACTAACTTCAAGCAGACCTTTAATAACCTAGTAACAAAGACTGGTAGTTATGACAAGGCTATGCAGGAGTGGATTCGCCTGTTCCCTAAGGAACTGCCATACACAGTATCTGAGTCTGACAGCACAGTCGTAGCAATTCTTAGCGCTAATGAGAAGGCTAACGAGTGGGTCAAGGAAAACAAGGAACTCATCAAGAAGTACCCAGAAGGTGCTGGATTCTTCATTCCGAAGGAAGGCGAGTTCGACTTTGATGCCTACAAGTTGCTATCAAAGATGGGGCTTAAAGAGTCTAAGCAGGTAAGAGATTACTTGCGTGAGGTAAACACAGCACGCGATGAGGCTTTCTACTACTCACAACAGGACCTCTATGAAGAGGAACTTGCTACAACATTCAGCGACTTTGCTAAGCGTAACCTTAAGACCCAGTGGGAAAACTGGTCTAAGCAGTACAAGAAGGCACGTCCTAACCTACAAGAAGAGATGGGTAAGGGTGCTGAAAACGCTATCAAGCGTACACAGGCACTAACTGATTTAACAACTATGTTGTCAGACCCATCTATCAAGGTAGATCCAGCGATTCGTCAGCCTATTGAGGGTATGTTGAATACTTACAATGACTATATCAACGCACGTGATTCAGTATTTGGCAGCACAGCGTCTGCTGAAAACTACAAGGATATGCTTAAGCAACGTGCAAAAGTAGAGTTGCTTCGTTTATCAAAGCTAAACCGTAACGCAGAAGATGCGTACTTTGCTTTGTTCTCGAAACTAATTAGAGACTAACAGGAGATACAGTAATGGAAACAGGATTCTTCAATAGCTGGAAGAACACAGGCCTACCTGCTAGTGGCTCAACCATCTCTAACCCTAGCGCAGCTAATGGCAACTTAGGCTTCAAAGGTAACCAAGCAAACCAATCTGTAGTAACAGATCCTTATGCAGTTGATGTGCTCAATATGCCACCAAAGACTCGCCTTGCTTTGTCTAAATTACTTAAGGATGCAGGCTATCTTAGAACAGCATCTAGCAAATATAACAAGAAGTTAGCAGATGCTTACATCGCTGCGTCTCAAGATTTTGAGACAGAGAAGGCCCGTACAGGTCGTCCAACACTTACTATCAGCGACTTCCTAGTTGAAAACTATCAGGCACCAACAGGTGCAGGCACACCTAACTTACCTAGCCGTAGCATCTACCAGTACACAGAGGCAGATCGCATCAAGATGATTGATGATGTATCTCAGACTCTACGTGGTCAAGGTATTACAGACGCTGATAAGTCAGCAAAGTGGTACAAGGACCTTAAGAAGTCTATCGACAATATGATTTCTACAGGAACTGTATCTACCAGCAAGAAGGTTAAGAACCCTAAGACTGGTGTACTAGAAGTACAGACTGTCAGCACACCAGGTTTCTCACAGGAGCAGGCTGCAACTGTTGCAGAGCAGGCTATCCGTAAGGCAACACCTGAAGATGTAGCACGCAAAGAGCGTGTTGACTTTACTAGTTGGATGTTCAGTTCATTAGGAGGCAAGTAATGGCTGATCCAATGGTAAACACAACAACGCTTGCAGGCATTACTGCTGCATCAGCAAACCCTCCAGTAGCAGAGGCAACCAATGCTGAAGTATCAGCAGGTATCAAGGCTTTAACTAACCTAGGCATTGGCGAAGCGTTACTTAACGACCCTATCTACGGTGAAGAACTTAGAAAAGTATTTGAGCTTTACAAGAAGAACAAGACTGCTGCAGTTGATGCACTCTTTAAGACTAAGTTTGGCAAGCTGGATTCAGATGCACGGACTCGCTATGTAACAAAGATTGAGAACAGCGACCTCTACAAAGAGGGTGTTAAGAGCTGGCTTATCGGTATCAAGAAGCGTCTTAAGCAACAGGGTTCCACCCTTACAGACCAGCAACTTGAGGACTACTACATCAAGGGCATCGATGATGCCACCATTCTTGATGAGGCATTGTCTACTGGCAAGTTTGAGCCAGGTAAGACTGGTGGCACACAAGGTGACTATTACAACGCACTCTTAAGAACTGCTACAGCAAATGGTATTTCAACATCATTGCTACCAAAGGTGCTTGGCTTTGAGACTATTGACGAGGTAGTCAGAGAACTACAGACTGGTGCATCTCTTGATGACTTTAGCCAGAAGATTCGTAACTATGCCAAGGTCGCTATGCCAGACTGGGCTAAGAAGTTAATTGACCAAGGTCAAGATGTAACTGACATTGTCAACCCTTACCGTGCGACTATCGCAGATGAACTTGAAATTCCTTACAACTCTGTTGATGTCACAGACTCAACAGTTCAGGAGGCTTTGTCTACCAATATGAACCTTGCAGATCTTCGTAAGAAGCTCCGTCAGGATTCACGCTGGCAGTACACAGACAAGGCTAAAGAATCAGTTTCTAACGCAGCACTTAAAGTCCTTCGTGACTTTGGATTCCAGGGGTAACAGATGCCAGTCAAAGGATTGACTCAAGCAGAAATTGATGCAGCAACAGCAGCGGTTGTTGCAGCTGGTGGTAAGTCAACAGATCGTGCTAATCGCCTACCAGGCGAGACGGCAACTGAGGCTAATGCTCGCATTACTGCTGCCTACAAAAACCAACCAATACCTGAATTAACTAAAGAAGGTAAAGCTGCTGGCGCAACGATGGAGTTTGTTCGCACTGGTGCAGGTGGAGTTGGAACTTATAAAGAGATTTATCCAATTGGAACACCAATTCCAACACAGCGCACAACAGAGTATGGAAATGTTTACGATGCTCAAGGCAAACTTGTTTCTGGAACTGGATTAAAAACAGGAGTACCTGGAACCGCAACAACGCAAGGAACGCCTATAACACCTGCGGTACCTACAGTATCTGCAACACCTGCAACGACAAATCTTCCTTTTTTTGGAAGTGCTAGTACAGTAAATCTTCCTTTTTCGGGAAAGGCTGAAACATTAAACTTAAACACCAATGCACAGATTGCCGCAGAAGCCGCAAATGTTGCAGGTAGGGCTGAGCGTCAATCTGCTTATGACTTATTGTTTCAGCAATTTAATCAATATGGACTTGGTGCTTTAGTTACTCCTTTGAGAGACCTAATTACATCAGGTGCATCACCTGCAGAGTTCACAATTAAACTACGTGAAACAGATGCTTACAAGAAACGCTTTGCTGCTAATGCAGCACGCATTGCTAAGGGTCTTACTGCTATCTCAGAGGCTGAGTACATTGGCCTTGAGGACCAGTATCAGAACATTATGCGTAACTACGGACTACCAGCAAGCTACTACACACGTGGTGATATGGGTCGTCAAGAAGGTTTTGAGAAGTTCATCGGCAACGATGTATCTGCGGCAGAACTAGAAGACAGAGTTATGACAGCGCAGAACCGCGTTATGAATGCTAACCCAGAGGTCATTGCATCTTTGCGTCAGTTCTACCCAGACATTAGCAATGGTGACATCTTGGCTTACACGCTAGATCCTGACAAGGGACTTAGTGAAATCAAGCGCAAGGTAACTGCAGCTGAAATTGGTGGCGGTGCAATGCAAGCAGGACTAGGTATCACCGGCGCTCGTGCTGAGGAACTAGGCGCAGCAGGTATTACTAAGCAGCAAGCACAGCAAGGTTTCCAGACAGTTGCAGAAGTTGCACCACGTGGTGGACAACTAGCAGCAATCTATGGTGAATCACCATACACACAGCAAACAGCAGAGCAGGAAGTCTTTGGACTTGCCGGTTCAACAGAGGCTGCAAAACAACGTAAGAAACTTGTAGGACTAGAACGTGCAGCGTTTTCTGGTCAGTCAGGTACAGCGCAAGGTGCTCTCGGTAGAGAGCGTGCTGGCAACCTCTAAACAATAAGCCTGCCAACGGGACGACTGGTCCGTTGGAGAGATAACAAAACCAGAAGTAGGAGCCACGATAGATCCCCCAATCTAACGTGAGGCCTACGCAATCAAACCAATGATAGGGAGAAGGACTATGTCCAATTACGACTACGAGGATGATGACGATTTCGATACGGAATCTTCAAGTAATGACCTTGTAAAACAACTACGCAAAGCAGCTAAGCAAAAGGACAAAGAACTGGCAGAACTTCGTTCGCAGTTTGAAGGACTTAGCAAGGCTCAACGTGAAAGATCAATCAAGGATGCCCTCGAACGTCGCGGGGTAAATCAGAAGATCGCTTCATTTATCCCACAGGACATTGACCCAACTGAGGAGTCTGTGTCTAAGTGGCTTGAGGATTATGCCGATGTATTCGGTATAGACCTTGGCCAAAACCAGAGTACGAATGTAGACCCAGCAGATATTGCTGCATACAAGAAGATGACAGGAACAGCAGATGCTGCTTCTTCACCTGAACGTGGCGCAGACGTGATGTCCCGCCTAATGAATGCAAACAGCAAAGAAGAACTGGACGACATCATTCGCCAATCTGGTCTTTAACCCAACCCATAATCGAAAGGTAAAGCCAAATGGCAATTCCAGCAGGTAATTTAACTGGTACCTCCGATATCTCAGCACTCGTAAAGACAGCGTACGATCAATATGTTCGTATGGCTCTCCGTAGCATTCCAGTAATGCGTGCGATTGCAGATGTCAAGCCAGTACAGCAGGCTATGCCTGGTTCATCAGTTGTGTTCTCTATCTACTCAGATCTAGCTCAGGCTACATCTACACTGACAGAAACATCAGATGTATCAAGCATTGCTCTAGGTAACCCAAACCAGGTTACAGTAACATTGAACGAATACGGTTCAGCAGTTACAACAACAAAGAAGTTAAACCTAACTTCATTCAACGATGTAGATTCAGCACTTGCTGACATCATCGCTTACAACTCAGCAGACTCAATCGATGCTGTAGTTGCAGCAGTTCTTAC